GAAAACAGGTGAGCGTTACCTTCCAGCGGCTGCTATCAAGGCGTTATCGCCATCTGAATATGCCGCTACCACCCGTGCTAAAAGAGAAGGAACTCGTGCTGGTAAGCAGTTCGTCCAGCAGCCTAAAAAAATACAAAAGAAAACTGCACAGTTCAGACGGGGTAAGGCATAATGTGGACAGCACTGATAGGTCCAATAGCTAATATAGCTGGGAGTTGGATGAATGGAAAACTTGAAGAAACGAAAGCTACATCGTCAGTTAAAGTTGCAAAGGCAAAAGCTGAAGCAGCTATTATGGAAAAGAAAGCCACTGGCGAGATTGATTGGGACATTGAAATGGCTCGTAGCTCGGCTTCGTCTTGGAAAGACGAGTGGCTTACCATACTTTTCAGTATTCCGCTAATCCTTGCCTTTGTGCCGGGAATGGAAGATGTAGTAGCAAATGGCTTCGCAAGACTCAACGAAATGCCTGAATGGTATCAATACTCACTTGGAGTTATCGTTGCGGCTTCTTTTGGAGTTCGTTCAGCGACTAAATTCTTTGGAAAGAAATAATGGCGGCAGAAAATAATAAATATGGAGCAGCAATGGTTGGTGGAACCGCAGCTACAGCGGCGGGTGCTACAGCATTAGCAGCGAAAAAATCACCTAGACAAAAAAGAAGTGAAGAGCTTAAAAAGAAGGAACAGCAGCGTACACAAGCAAGAAAAGATAAAACAGTTTCTACGCGCAACCAAGCTAATGCTACGGCGGCACAAGGAAAACTAGACAGATTGCAAAATATTAAACCGTCAGATTTAAACGACAGAGATAAAAAAGTACGCAAGGCACTTATACAAGAACAAAAAAGTATTCTTAAAGGTTCAACAAAAAGCGCAGCAAAAGAAATCGCAAAGAAAGTAGGACTTCGTTCTATTCCCGTAGTTGGTGCTTTTCTAGCGGCTTTTGAATCTACTCCTGCGTACAGTCGTGGTGGAGTAGGAAAGAAAAAGAAATAATGGCTGCAGAAAAGATACTTGAATGGAAACTGTTACCAAGATTTATGATGCTCGTAATGACGCTTATGAGTTGGCGTGTAGTCGAGTGGTTCATGTCCTTGTCCGATCCCAGTGCAGCACAGGCTGGTTTAGTATCTGTGGTAACTGGCGCAATGACAGGGGCTTTCGCCGTGTGGATGAACCACGAAGGTAAACATCCGGGTCAATCTAATCATAGAATATCAGAATCACGTAGTAGCAAATGAAGTATCGTAGAGAAAACTTTATTGACAAGTTGGTAGCGCACGAAGGTTTGCGCTTGCAAGTATATCAAGATACTCTAGGAATTGATACCATCGGTATCGGACGTAACCTAGAAGACCGTGGTATCAGCAAAGAAGAACTAGATTGGATGGACTATCCATCTATTGACCACGTATACGAGTGGGGTATTACAGAAGCTGATGCGGTCTATCTAGCACAGAATGACGTGCAGATTGTCGAAGAAGAACTGGTTCGTGCGCACCCTTGCGTAGACAGATTAGACAGTGTACGTCAACTTATCTTAATGGATATGGCTTTTAACATGGGTGTACCACGCTTGTGTAAGTTTCGGAAAATGTGGAACGCCATTCACGAACAAGATTTTTCTACCGCAGCAAAAGAAATGCTTGACAGCAGGTGGGCAAATCAGGTAAAATCACGTTCAGTGAAGTTAGCTAACGCAATGCACAATGGAGAATTTTAATGGAAAAGTTTAAACCTTGTAAGGGTTGTCCTACTCCAGCTAATTGTAAAGCTGTGAATAAGTGCCAGAATAAAGGCAAGTAATATGTGGCCTTACAATGAAGAAGAGAAAAAATGGCTAGAGAACTAAATGAACGCCAACAGAAGTTTCTTGATGTCCTCTTTGAAGAGGCTGGCGGTGACGTAGTTGCCGCAAAGAAACTGGCTGGTTATTCTGAAAACACACCTACAACTGCAATTGTAAAAGGCTTAAAGGAAGAAATCCTTGAGGCTACGCAAATGTATATGGCACGTAATGCTCCAAAGGCTGCTATGGCAATGACAGGGGCTTTGTATGATCCCACTGAACTTGGTATTCGTGATAAAATGGCTGCAGCTAAAGAACTGCTTGACCGTACTGGTCTGATTAAAACAGAGAAGGTGCAGGTAGAAGCATCTGGTGGTGTTATGCTAATGCCCGCTAAAGCAATAGTTGAGGAGGATGACTGATGTCGCTTGATGAATTAGAAGCTCGTAGGGCAAAACTAAAAGAAAAATTTCGCAAATTAACAAAAAGCGAAATTGCTAATCTTTCTCCTGCTCAAAAGAAACGGTATGATGAAGCGGTAGAAAATCAAAATATTGTTGTAACTACCAAAGGTGACAAAAAATTTTCAGGTACTAGGTTTACTGAATTTGATTCAGAAACATATAAGCCTGTAAAAAAACCTATTATGAATACTGCAAAGGCTAGACAAAAAGCTAGAATAAAAGCTAATGAATATAAAACTAGTGACCCTTCTAAAAAGGGTTATTCTACAGAGTTAAGTATGCCAATTCCAAAAGCAAAACCAAAAATTGCACCAAAAGAAAACCTTGACTATCGTATGGGCGGTATGGTAAAATCTACAATAGACAATCGTAAAGTAAAATGACACGCAGTATAGGCAAATGGAAACTTCCACAGCCAACAGACATTAAAGAAGAAAACGAATGGGTGCAGATACCACGTATTGCAAGGACTGTTCCTTTTGGTTATAAACAAAATGATGAAGACCCCGACATTCTTGACCCAATACCAACAGAACTTGATTTGCTTGAAAAAGCAAGACAACACGTAAATCAGTATTCATATCGTGAAGTAGCTAATTGGTTAAGCGCAAATACTGGTAGATATATTTCACATGTAGGTTTAAGAAAACGGTTAAGTAATGAGCGACAGCGTAAGAACCAAGCTAGAAGCCTCCGCAAATGGGCAGAATATGCGCAAACGGCAATTGCCAAAGCGCAAGAAATCGAAGAAGCAAGAACAGGCGCAAAAGCCAACGGTTGAAGTAAAAGAAACTGTACCACATGAATTAGAGACAGTATCTATTGACGAAACTGCCAATGTTCTATTCAAGCCAAATACAGGACCTCAAACAGATTTTCTAGCTGCTAGTGAACGTGAAGTTTTGTATGGTGGTTCAGCAGGTGGTGGTAAGTCTTATGCCATGCTTGCTGACCCATTACGTTACATGGGGCATCCACAGTTTAGTGGACTACTGTTGAGACATACAACGGAAGAACTGCGAGAGCTTATCTTTAAGTCGCAGGAACTATATCCGAAAATCTGGCCGGGTATTAAGTGGTCAGAAAGAAAGATGCAGTGGACTGCGCCATCTGGAGCGAGGTTGTGGATGTCATACCTCGACAGAGATGAAGATGTCCTGCGCTATCAGGGTCTGGCATTTAGCTGGATAGGCTTTGACGAACTGACACAATGGGCAAGCCCATACGCATGGAACTACATGCGAAGTCGTCTACGGTCTACTGCACCAGATTTGCCTATTTTTATGAGGGCAACAACAAACCCCGGAGGACGGGGACATCATTGGGTCAAGAAAATGTTTATTGATCCATCACCCTATAATAAAGCCTTTGAAGCAACAGATATAGAAACTGGAGAAGTCTTACGCTATCCAGCAGGACATCAAAAAGCTGGTAAGCCTCTTTTTAAAAGGAGATTTATTCCTGCACGTTTATCTGATAACCCATATCTGTCTCAAGCAGGTGACTATGAAGCAATGCTTCTTTCTTTGCCAGAACAGCAACGAAGACAGCTGTTAGAAGGTGATTGGGATATTAAAGAGGGTGCGGCTTTTACAGAGTTTAATCGTGATATTCACGTTATTGATCCTTTCTCCATTCCTAGCAATTGGGTTAAGTTTCGTGCTTGCGATTATGGCTACGGCAGCTACTCTGGCGTTCTTTGGTTTGCTGTTGCTCCTTCTGAACAGCTTATCGTATATCGTGAGCATTACGTTTCAAAAGTATTGGCGACAGACTTGGCAGAACAAGTACTTGACTTGGAAGCTGGAGATGGCAACATTAAGTATGGTGTTCTTGACAGTTCTCTTTGGCATAAGCGTGGGGATACTGGTCCTAGCCTTGCTGAACAAATGATTAGTAGAGGATGCCGTTGGCGACCATCAGATAGAAGTAAGGGTAGTCGTGTAGCGGGTAAAAACGAAATACACCGCAGACTACAAATAGATGAATACACAGAGGAACCTAGAATTGTTTTCTTTAATACTTGCACAAACATCGTTGCCCAACTTCCCTCCATACCGTTGGACAAGAAAAATCCCGAAGACGTGGACACAAAGAGTGAAGACCACTTGTATGACGCTTTGCGGTATGGTATAATGTCTAGACCTCGCTTTAGTATTTTTGATTATGATCCAATGGGAAGACCAAGCGGTGGTATGCAAGTAGCAGACGCTACATTTGGATATTAAGGAAATAACATGGCTGATGATGAAATTATGATTGAGGATGATGCGATTGCATTGGAAGATACGGAAGATACCGCTATCGAAGATGCAGACGTAAGTAATATTATTCCGTATATTCTGGAACGGTATAATCGTGCCGAAGACTATCGTTATCAAGACGAAGAGCGTTGGCTAAAAGCCTATCGTAATTATCGTGGTTTATATGGTCCTGATGTACAATTTACTGAAACTGAAAAGTCTCGCGTATTTATCAAAGTCACTAAAACAAAAACCCTTGCAGCGTATGGTCAAATTGTAGATGTGTTGTTTGCCAGCAATCGTTTTCCTTTGTCGGTTGAGCCAACAGAATTACCAGAAGGCGTTGTAGAAGACGTACACTTTGATCCTAAAGAGCCAGAACAATTACGTGGCGAAACTATGCTTTCTAGTCCTTATGGTTATAAAGGCGATGGAAATGATTTTGAGCCGGGTGCAACTGCAAAAACATTAGCAGAAAAACTGGGACCACTGACTAGTAAACTTGAAGGAGTACAAAGTCAGTTAAAAGAAGGGCCTGGAAAAACTCCTACCGCTATTGAATTTAGCCCAGCTATGGTTGCCGCTAAAAAGATGCAAAAGAAAATTCACGACCAGCTTGAAGAATCAGGTGCAAATAAACACCTTCGGAATGCCGCATTTGAAATGGCCTTGTTTGGTACTGGCGTTATGAAAGGGCCATTTGCTGTTGATAAAGAATATCCTAATTGGGGTGACAACGGAGATTATGATCCTCTGTTTAAAACCGTACCTCAAGTAAATCACGTATCTGTGTGGAACTTCTACCCTGATCCAGATGCAAATAACATGGACGAAGCACAGTTTGCAATTGAGCGTCATAAAATGTCTCGCTCGCAATTACGTCAACTAAAAAAACGTCCATACTTCCGTTCCAATGTTATTGATGAAGTTATTAAATTTGGTGAAAATTATATTAAAAAGTATTGGGAAGATGACTTGTCTGACTATGCACCAGAGCATGGCATTGATCGTTTTGAAGTACTTGAGTATTGGGGTACGGTTGATACCGCAATGTTGGATGAACAAAATGTAGATATTCCAAAAGAATTGCAAGGTTTTGATGAACTACAGGCGAATGTTTGGATTTGTAATAATAGACTTATTCGTATGGTTCTTAATCCATTTAAGCCTGCTAAAATTCCTTACATGGCTTCCCCGTATGAACTCAATCCATACTCATTCTTTGGTGTTGGTATTGCAGAAAACATGGACGATACGCAAACACTAATGAATGGCTTTATGCGTATGGCTGTTGATAACGCTGTACTGTCAGGCAATTTGATTGTAGAGGTAGACGAAACAAACCTAGTGCCGGGTCAAGACTTGTCACTGTATCCGGGCAAAGTATTCCGTAGACAGGGCGGCGCACCGGGTCAAGCTATCTTTGGTACAAAGTATCCAAACGTATCATCAGAGAATATGATGTTGTTTGATAAAGCACGTCAACTTGCAGATGAAAGCACAGGTTTGCCATCATTCTCTCACGGACAAACAGGTGTTAGTGGCGTAGGTCGTACCGCTAGTGGTATATCAATGCTAATGAACGCTGCAAGTGGTAGCGTTAAAACAGTTATTAAAAATGTAGACGATTATTTGCTTCGACCATTAGGTGAAGGCTTCTTTCGTTTTAATATGCAGTTTGATTTCGATCCTGCAATTAAAGGTGATTTAGAAGTTAAAGCAAGAGGCACAGAAAGTCTTATGGCAAATGAAGTGCGTAGCCAGCGTTTAATGCAGTTCTTGGGAATTGCAAGCAATCCTGCACTTGCACCTTTTGCTAAATTTCAATACGTTATTCGTGAGATTGCAAAGTCTCTCGACCTTGACCCCGACAAAGTAACCAACAACATGAGTGAAGCCGCACTGCAAGCAGAACTAATGAAGCAGTTCCAAGCACCTACACCAGAGCAACAGATGCCAATGGCAGGTGTAAATGCTATGGACCCAACAGGCGCAGGTGGCGGCAATATTGGAACAGGTCAAGCACCAGTTCCGGGTGAACAAGGATTTAGTGGAAATGCACAAGGAAATATTCAGCAAGCTGAAACCGCTGGTCAGCAGCAACCGCCAATGGGACCACTTCAGTAATTATCTGGATATTCTTATTGAGCAACAACAAAAAATACTAGAACAATCAGATTCTATGGTATCTGTACACAAAGCACAAGGTGCTATTGAGGCATTGCGCAAGATTAAGCGTTTGCGTGAGGATGTAAATAAAGCTGAAGGATAAAGCTATGGCTCTTGAAAAACAAATGGAACTTTTTGAAGAAGGTGGTCTTATGCAAGAAGGCGGCACAACAGACCCAGTATCAGGGAATGATGTACCTGTAGGCTCTACTAAAGAAGAAGTTCGTGACGATATTCCTGCGCAGTTAAGCGAAGGTGAGTTTGTTATGCCAGCTGATGTTGTGCGTTATCATGGGCTTGATAAAATGATGGCTCTTCGGCAAGAAGCCAAAATGGGTCTTAAAAAAATGGAGCAAATGGGAATGATGGGCAATTCAGATGAAGCTACTATTCCCGATGATATTCCATTTGAAATTGATGACATTGAAATGGAAGATGATGTCCAAGAGTTTGCTGTTGGTGGTATGCCACAACCTTACGGCATGACACAAACTAACTATACAGGTATTCAAGGCTATCAGCCGTCAATGTTCCAAAATCTTCCTACCACTGGCCCTGCAATGCCTCCTCCTCCACCTACTCCTCCAGCACCACCAAAAGCACCTACACAGGCTTATACGCCCACTATGCAAGTACCCGATACATTGCCTACTTTTGGCGAGATGGTAATACCTACTTATGTAACTTATGTAAATGAAATGGGTTATGAATTACAGATTCCAGTAGATAAAGATGGCAATCCACTCATTCCTGTTCCTGCTGGTTATAAAAAGAAAACAGCCGCTGATGAAACAGTTACTACACCAGAAACAACGCCGCCTCCTACAACAGTAACAGACACAGATAGAGGTAGTGACAAATCTCCACAAGAACTTGCTGAAGAAGCTGCAAGGCGGGAGCAAGTAAATGCGCGTAAAGCTGCGGCGAAAGAACTTGGGTACACTAAACAACAAAGTATAGGTGAAGCACTATTAAGCCTCACACCGATTGGGTTTATGATTGGTGATCCAGAAGTTGGTACAGTTATGGCTGATGGCACAATTGCTGATGGTCAAGGAAATAGCTTTGATCCAATCACAGGTAAACAAGTAGGTTATTCAGGCGGTATTATTGGTAATATTGCAGGAGGTTTAGGTTTACGTGATACAGAAGCTGAAAAGTTTGGTCTTCCAGAAGGTTCACCTATTCCTGAATCAAGTCTTGCTGGTCTTAAATCACAAATGGGTGAAACGGGTATTCAAGCCGCACTTGCTGGTACAGATGCAGCATCAGTAGCCAAAAGTGTAGAAGCGGGTTATCAATCACCAATTAGTAATGAAATGATTGATGCGGCAGTTAAAGCTGGTCTTGGTACACGTGCTGAAATTGAAGCTAACATCGAAGCTACAAGGCCGGGTACAGCACGTGTTGCAA